CACCAGCGTCGGCAGCCTGCGCGGCACCGCGGCGCTCGTGCTCGGCCAGGCGGGAACGCTGCGCGCGCGCGGCGCGCTGGAAGGCACGTCGACGCTGGTGTTCGGCGCCCAGGCTGGTGCCGGCAGCACGGGGGCGCTTGCTGGCTCCGCGGCGATGGAGTTCGACGGCACCGCCGCCGGCCTCGCCCGGGCCGGCATGCACGCCGAGGCCGCGCTGGTCATGGCAGCGGTCGGCGCCCTCATCGCGCGCGTCGCCGGCTACGGCGCAACGCAGGTGGTGTTCGGGTCCGCCGGCGCGCTCTCGGCTACGGCGGCGGTCTCTGGCGCCGCGCACCTGCACTTCGGTGCAGGGATCAACAACCGCGACGCGGATCCCAACGTGATCGTCGCAACGCGGCCGCACGAACCGCTGGGCGCGGCGCGCCGGGCGGAGGACCTGCTGCTGGACGCTCAGCGACCGGCGAACACGCTGCTGGTGGCCGAACGAAGTACGGAAGGAAGATGAACGACCCCGCCGCCGCCGACTACGGACTGACCGACCGGCAACTGCTGTTCGCCAACGAGTACCTGGTCGACTTCAACGCAGCCGCCGCCTACGAGCGGGCCGGATACCAGGCGCGCGGGCACGCGCGCTACACCGGCGCGTCGAAGCTCCTGGCCAATCCGAAGGTGCAGGCCTACCTCGCCGCGCGCCGACACGCCGCGGTGGTGCAGAGCGGCCTGACCGTCGAACGGCTGACGAAGGAGCTGGAGAGGATCTGCTTCAGCGACCCGCGACTGCTGTTCCAGGAGAACGGCGCGCTGAAGAACCTGAGCACGCTGGACGAGGACGTCGCGCGCACTGTCTCCGGCATCGAGCTGGGCGACAAGGTGAAGATCACGATGTGGGACAAGCTCGGCGCGATCGAGAAGGCGCTGAAGCTGCTCAACGCGTATCCCGACAAGAAGACCGATGTGCCGACACAGACCATCGTCGGGGTGGTCGTGGTACCGCCGAAGGGGATGTTCGCGCCGCAGGAGCGGCAGGCGATCGAAGGCGCCGCGACGCGAGAAGCGACGCGCACGCCGCCGCTGCAGGCCGCGGCCAAGACGTTCAAGGTCCTCGCGGCCGAGTGACATGGACGGTGCCGGCGGTCGAGCAACGGTCTGGGAGGCAACGACCAGGCAGGCGGAGTTCCTTGCCTGCGAGGATTACGAGGTCCTGTACGGCGGCGCGGCCGGCGGCGGCAAGTCGGACGCGATCCTGATCGATCTCTGGGCGCTGCAGGACAACGGCCCGCAGCACCCGAAGCACCGCGCGATCTGCTTCCGACGCTCCTATCCGGAGCTGAAGGACCTGATCGACCGCTCGCACGAGCTGTTCCCGAAGTTCATCGGCGGCGTCCGGTACGACAAGAACGAGCACATCTGGACGACGCCGGCCGGCGCGAAGTTCGAGTTCGGGTACCTGAACAACGACAACGACCGGTTCAAGTACCGCGGCCGCGCCTGGAACAAGATCGGGTTCGACGAGCTGACGCTCTGGCCGACGCCGATCTGCTACGAGTACCTGATCTCGCGAAACCGCACGGTCGCGACTGAGTTGCCGTGCGACATCCGGTCGACCACGAACCCCGACGGTGTCGGGCAGAAGTGGGTGATGGAACGCTTCGGGATCGAGGAAGACGGCGGGCCGAGCCGAATCCTCACCGACATGGAGTTCGAGGTCGAGGACGGCAACGGCGGCTGGACGATGGAAATGCGCAAGGTCGGGCGCAGCTTCATCCCGGCCAAGCTGGCAGAGAACCCACACCTGCGCGGCAGCGGCTACCGCGAGCGGCTGATGATGCTCGCGCCGGACGTGCGCGACGCGCTGCTGAAAGGGCTGTGGACCGGCAACCGGGTCGAGGGCGCCTACTACTTCCGCGAGCTGCAGCGCATGCGCGCGGAAGGGCGCATCAGCCGGATCCCGCACGAGACGGGCGTGCCGGTCAACACCTTCTGGGACCTGGGCTGGAACGACTACATGTCGATCTGGTGCCACCAGGCGGCCGCGTTCCAGAACCGGTTCATCCACGCCTACCAGAACAGCGGCGAGACGTACGCGCATTACGTGGCCTATCTGCAGCAGCTCGCTGCGGATCGCGGCTACGTCTGGGGCACGCACTACCTGCCGCACGACGCCGCGCACAAGAACCCGCAGACCGGCAAGAGCCCGCTGCAGCACCTGCAGGAGCTGTGGCCCGGGCAGAGCTGGCAGGTGGTGCCGCGGGTCGAGAAGGTCCTGCACGGCATCCAGATGACGCGCGCGGCGATGGCCAGCGCCTTCATCGACAACACGCCTGAAGGCTGCGCGGACGGGCTGGCCAGCCTGGCGGCCTACCGCAAGAAGTTCAACAAGATCCTCGGCGACTTCACCGACGAGCCGATGCACGACAGCCATTCGAACTATGCCGACGCATTCCGCGGCTGGGCGCAGGGCTACGACAAGGCGATGGTCCACATCGCCGCCACCGAACCGGAGTGGAAGCGGAAGTTGCGCCAGCACCACGGCACGCGCACTCGCAACCCGATGACGGCCTGACACGATGACCGAGACCACCAACAATCGAGACGTCGCGCGCGACGTGTTCTGGCGCTACCACGAGGTCTACTACCGTGGGCACGACCAGTACATGCCGTGGGCTCGCCGTCTCGAGGACATGTACCTGGGTGGTGGCCGGCACTGGAACCCGGCCGATCGGCGCGCGCTGGAGTCCGAGGGGCGCCCCTGCCGCGAGGTGAACACCATCCTGCCCACGGTGAACGCGGCCGCGGGCTACCAGATCCAGAACCGGGTCGACATCGCTTACCTGCCGCGCGGGCAGGGCGCGGACGAGAAGACGGCCAAGGTGCTGTCGAAGGTGGTGCGGCACGCGCTCGACAACACGCAGTTCCGCTGGCACGAGACCGACATGTTCCTGGACGGTCTGATCCAGCAGCGCGGCTATCTCGACCTGCGCATGTGCTACGACGACTCGACGGAGGGCGAGCCGAAGCTCAGCGCGCTCGACCCGATGGACGTGCTGCCGGATCCGGACGCGCGCAGCTACGACCCCGACGACTGGGCCGACGTGCGCGTCACGCGCTGGCTGACCAAGAACGAGATCGAGGGACGGTACGGGCAGAACGCGGCCCAGGCGGTCGAACAGGCGGGCTCCGTCTATTGCGACGAGAACTTCGGCCACGAGGTGGTGCACCGCAACGGCTTCGGGAGCCTGCCCTTCAGCTATGCGATGGGCTGGGGCTGGTACGACGACAAGGCGCAGCACCGCCGCTACCGGATCGTCGACGAGCAGAGCCACGAGTATGCGAACACGCTGGTGGCGGTCTGGCCGACGGGCGACTTCCGCAGCGTGGAGGACCTGCCGCGCGAGAAGCTGGCGTGGCTGATCGACAACGGCGTGCACGTGGTGAAGCGCCGCATCCGGCGGGTGCGCTGGCGCGTGGCGGCGCCGGAGGTGTGCTTTATCAACAACCTGTCGCCGTACGCCCATGTCTCGGTGATCCCGTACTTCCCATACTTCAGGCGCGGCCGGACCATCGGCATGGTCGACAACATGGTCAGCCCGTCGGAAATGCTGAACAAGTTCGTCAGCCAGTACGAGCACATCATCAACAGCACGGCCAACAGCGGCTGGCAGGGCGAGGCGGACAGCCTCGCGAACATGACAGACGACGAGCTGACCGCGAGCGGCGCCCAGACAGGTCTGGTGCTGCTGCGCAAGCCGGGTAAGCCCGAGCTGAAGAAGATCGAGCCGAACCAGGTGCCCACCGGCGTCGACAAGATGATCTCGTGGGCGCACGACCACCTGAACATCGTGTCGGGCGTGGACAAGAGCCTGCGCGAGCCGGAGAAGCAGGACCTGTCGGGCGTGGCGATCCAGGCACTGCAGTACGCCAGCCAGCAGAAGCTGGCCATCGCGCTCGACAACCTGAGCAAGACCCGCCACATGGTGTCCAAGCGCATCCTCGAAATGGTGCAGCGCTACATGGGCAACGAGCGGGTGATCCGCATCACCGAGATCGACGACTTCGGCGTCGAGACGCAGGTGCCGCTGCCGTTGAACGTGCGGATGCCCGACGGCTCCGTATTCAACGACCTGACGGTGGGCGAGTACGACACGGTGGTGAACGAGAAGCCGGCGACGGTGACGTTCGACCATTCCGAGTTCGAGCAGATGAAGTCCATGCGCAAGGACATGGGCATCGCAATCCCCGACGCGATGGTGGTCAAGGCCTCCAGCCTGTCGGACAAGAGCGAGATCGCCGAGTCGCTGCGCAGCGCCGCCAACCAGCCGGACCCGGATCAGGAAGCCGAGACCGCGCTGAAGCTGGCGCTGGCGCGCAAGGCCGACAACGAGGCGGTGGCCAAGGCGATCGAGGCGCAGTACAGCGCGATCCAGACCGCCCAGGCCATCGTGATGACGCCGGAGGCTGCGGCGCTCGCCGACGCCCTGCTGCGCAGCGGCGGCTTCAAAGACCAGGACGCGGCGCCGATCGTGCCGGCGGCGCCCGCCGGCCTCGAGCCGGCCGGATCAGACATGGACGCCGGCATTCCCACCAACACCCATCCGCTCACGCCCGCGAACCCGGGTGTGGGCCTGACCCGCGGGCTGAGCGACGCGCCCGACCAACCGCCACAGTGAGACCAGCATGAGCACCGAAACCGAGCGCCACCCGACGTCCCTTTCCGACGAAGAGAAGGCCGCGATGAGGAAGGCGTTCCCGGACGCGTTCGATGGCGATGACGCCGCGGCCGCCGAGGGCGCACAAGTCGCCGAGTCCGGCAAGGAAACCCCTCCCGCCGGCGACGCGCCCGCCGCGGCCGCGGCGCCCGAACCTGCCGCCGACAAGGACACCGCTGCGCCGCCGCCGGCAGGCGAAGACAAGGACGAGCAGCCCGTATCGCGCAAGGAGTTCAACGGCGTCCTGAACGAGCTGCGCGAGACGCGCCAGGCGCTGAAGCAGGCCAAGACCGAGGCGCCGCCCGCGCGCGACTTCGACGGCGAGCTGAAGGCGCTCGACGAGAAGCTGGACACGGACCAGCAGGAACTGCTGGGTCGCTACGACGAGGGCGAGATCGACGCGGCGGAGCTGGCCAAGGAACAGGCCCGGCTGATGAAGGAGTACCAGTCCAGCGTCCGCGGCATCACGGTGGACGAGTCGAAGCACGTCGCTGCCACCACGATCAAGCAGCAGCAGGAAGAGGCCGCCGCGCAGACCGTGCAGCAGGCGTGGGACGCGGCGATCGGCGCATGGAAGGGCGACAACGCCGACTTCCTCGCGAACCCGATCCGCCGGGATGCCGTCGCGAAGCTGCTGGAGCAGTACGGCGCCGACGAGTCCCTGTCGAACGAGCAGGTCATCGAGGCGGTGCAGTCCGCGGCGTTCGAGGCCTTCAACTGGCAGGGCAAGCCCGCGGCGGCGGCGGCGCCTGACCCGCACGCCGCGCGCAACGCAGCCGACCGCGCCGCCGCTGCGCGCGCGTCAGCGGCCACGCCGCCGAGCCTGGACGGTGGTGTCGGCGGCCGTGGCAAGTCGCAGACCGTGAACATGGAGGACATGCGGCCGGGCCAGTTCTCGCGCCTGCCGCGGGAAGAGCAGGAGAAGCTTCTGGGCGAGGGCGCGCTCTAGCGCGCTGTCGCAAATCCAGCCGCGGGGACTGCTGCGGCTCGCCCACCGAGAACGGTGTCTCGCTGAGTGCACACAGCGTATTCGTGCACCCCTGCTCACGGTTCTGAGCCGCGTCGTTGCCGCGTCGTAGCAATGGTTCGCGCCGGCCGGCGGACAGGTCGATCCACCCCCCGATCACCCATCCGATTCATTTCCGGAGGCATTGCCATGTCTGCAACAGACTTTTTTGCCCTCCAGCCCGACGAAAAGTTGGCCTGGGGCCACAAGACCTACGACGAGTTCATCGAACAGTTCTACTTCACCAGCCTGCTGGGCCAGGGCGAAGCCGCGATCGTCGACCACATCACCGAGCTCACCAAGAACAACAAGGGCGAGTCCGGCGCGTGGCTGCACCTGATCGGCGACGTGCACGGCGGCGGCGTGTTCGGTGACAACACGCTGGAAAACCGCGAGCGCAGCCTCGACGCGTCGTGGATCCGCGCCAACTACGACCAGATCCGCAACGGCTTCGTGACCAAGGGTCGCCTGTCGGAGCAGAAGTCGGTCATCAACAGCCGCAAGCAGTTCCGCAAGAAGGGCGCGCGCTGGCTGGCCGAGACCATGGAAGACATGGCCATCCTGACCGCGTCGGGCCTGAGCTACGGCCTGAACACCGACGGCAGCCCGCGCGTCACGCCGGCCGGCCAGGATCCGTGGACCGACGTGGCCTTCGCCGCCGACGTGACCGCGCCCTCGGCGAACCGCTACCTGCGCGTGGACGACACCAACGTGCTCGACACGGACGGCAACAGCAACCTGACCACCGCCGACGTCCTGAAGTACGCGGTGATCCCGGAGCTGGAAGCGGCGGCGCGCAATCGCCGGCTGACCCCGCTGCGCGTGGATGGCGAGGAATACTTCGTCTGGCTGGTCCACACCAACGCGATGGCCCGCCTGTGGCGTGATGCGGACTTCCGCAGCAACGTCCGCGACGGTGACGTGCGCGGCGCGAAGAACCCGCTGTTCCGCGGGGCGAAGGTGACGATGAACAACATCATCATCAAGCCCTACCTGCGCACCTTCACCACCATCGGCGCCGCCTCGGGCTCGAAGTGGGGCGGCGGTGCGGTGAACGGCAGCCGCTCGCTGCTGCTCGGCGCGCAGGCGCTCGGCATGGTCGACCTCGGCCCGGTGAACTGGGAAGAGGACACCCGCGATTTCCGCAATCGCTGGGGCCTTGCCATCGACAAGATGGCGGGCTGGATCAAGCCGAGCTTCAAGGACAGCCGCACCGGCACGGTCGAGGACTACGGCCTGATCGCGGTCGACCACGCGCTGTAAGGCGCGCGGAACACCGCAGGCGACCGGCCCTTCGGGGTCGGTCTCGCTTCCACGCATCCATTCCAAGAGGGCACAACCATGTCTACCAATGCTTTCGATCGCCAGAGCGTTCTGTCGATCGTTGTCCCGCTCACGCCCGCGAACAGCGGTGCGGCGAACAGCGTCAAGGCCAAGCTGCCGCACGGCGCCCTGGTGACGAACGTCGATCTGCTGACCGCCACGGCGTTCAACACCGACGGCACCACCCCGGTCGCCACCGCCACGATCACGGACGGCACCACCGTCTTCGTCAACGCGCAGAGCGTCCTGAACACCGGAGACGAAACGGTCGCTGTGGAGAAGAAGTATTACCCGACCGGCGGCGAGATCACTTTCTCGATCGCCGAAAGCGCGGCCTCGGGCCTTGTGGCCGCGACGGCCGGTCTCTCGATCGCGGTCGTGCATTACGTGCAGGTCGGCCGCGGCGGCGACGTCCAGGGCTGATACAGGCTCGACAGATCCACCCTTGAACGGGCGCCTGCGGGCGTCCGTTCTCTTTCCACCAGCGAGGTTCCCATGAATTTCCGTTCCCCGACCGATGCCCCCGTTCACCTGGCGCTGCTGACCGGCCACACCGCCGTGGTCACGCGCGAATGGGCGCCGCTCGACCCCATCTTCCACGCGAAGGCGTTCGAACGCCGTTGCGAGTGCGATGCCCGTGAAGTGCTCGCCCCCAAGGACATCCCGGTGGAGGCCGCCGAGGTCTCGTCCGGCCGCTACGCCAGCATCGACGACCACTACCGCGAGGCGCTGCGCACCATGCTCGAGCGCAGCGAAGAGGGCGACTTCACCAACGACGGACTGCCGAACATCAAGGCGGTCAGCAAGGTGGTCGGCTTCGGCGCGGTGAAAGAAGACGTGCTGCGCGTGTACCGCGAAATGGTCGCCGAAGTCGAGCAGACCGGCGCGGTCGGCGATGCCGCGGCGGCTGCTGACCAGAGCCAGGCCGGCTGATGGAGGCGTCCGAGATCATCGCCCTGTTCAGGCAACAGGCCGATGATGCCGTCGAGCCGTACCACCTCGCGCAGGAGGACGCGCTTCGCTTCCTCGCCGAGGCCGAGGAAGAGGCGGCGATCCGCGCGCACCTGCTGCGCGAGACAGGGGGAACGCTGTCGACCTTCGTGGTCGCGGCGAATCAGTCCCGGGTGACGCTGGACCCGCGCGTCTACTGGGTCGAGCACGCCGAGTTCATTCTCGCGGCTGGCGGCAGAGCGTGGGCGCTCGACCCGAAGGGCCTGGACTGGGTCGAGGACCAGTGCGACTGGCAGGCGCGCAAGGGGCGCCCGGACGTGTTCGTGCACGATGACCGGTCGGTGCTGCTGTGGCCGCAGCCGTCGTCGGCCGGCACGCTGACGC